TCAGCATATCAAGGTGCAGGTCTACTGTAGCATCGAGATAGGTGTTGTAAATCTCACGCCTGTCCGGGTAGAGGCTGCTCTCTGCGCGCTTCAGGTTGTTAAACCAAGTCTGGATAGTCTGGTTGCCTCGGTTTAAGAGGGCCACTTTGATGTCCTGAATAACGATTGGTTCACCACCTGCGGCTGTCGTTCTCCCTGCTTTTTGCTCTTTGGCCATTTTTATTTGATTTAAAGGCTCTAAATTTTTTAATCGAGTTCTACTTCGTTTTTCGTTTCCCGATCAAACCTGAACGATGTTAAACAGGTGTTAAACGGGTTGGGCAATTATATCCCCATGCCGATTTTAGAAATACGGGTTTCGTGGGGATGAACTTCCCCATTTCACCACGTTTTTGTCATCTACCCCGTCCCCATCGGCATCCCCCACTTTAGGCAGGTCGGGCAGGTAGTCGCCACTGGCTACTTTGTTGAGCCAGTCCAGCGCATCGCCATACCTTTCTTTGCGCAGCTCCGGCACTTGCCCCGGGTTGATGCGGCTGTGCAGGTGGTACAGTACCATATCTATATAGTACATGATGATCTCGCTGTTGCGGCTGGCTCCGGTTGCGCCAAAGATGCTGTCTACCGCATAGCGCACGGCCAGTCGGCTGCGCATCTGTGCCTCGGCCTTGGCCTCGCACGTCTGGCGGATGCTGAGCGTGTTCTCGGTGATGACCGAAAGCTGTGTGGCTTTGATCTGGTCGAGGTAGTCGGAGTCGGTTAAAAAAGGCATTGTCGTTGTTGGTTGATCGTTGTTGGTTAATCGATACTAATACATGTTTTTACCACGGGCACGTTTGCCAAAGCTTTGCGGTGCGCTCATCTGCACTTTGTCCATCATCTTAAAGAGTGCGCCTTCCAGTGCATCGGGGCCGTCTTTCTTTATGCCGGTATTGCCTGGCTGAAAGAGCATGATCTGCTGCTTGAGCATAATCATGTGGTGGTTGTCTTTCTCTGCTTCATTAAAGTAAACCTGTCCGCGCTCGAAGTATCCGGCCATTGCACCAATGCGCATATCCTTGTCAGGCTTCTGGCGCTTGTCGCCCTGCACGCCTATTGGCCAGCCCTTGCGCTTGGCGGCTTCGGCAAAGTCTTTATATAATAGGTCTTGAAGGAAAACTTCTTCCATCCAAAACTCGCATAGCATGTTCTTGCCTTTCACAAACTTCTCCAGTTCGTAATGCCACTCTACCATGTCTTCTACAGTGGCACGGTCACAATAGACTTTTAAGATGTGGAACTCGCCCTCTTTCAAGCCAAGCAAGACCAACGCTTTGTGATCGGCATTCTTTTTTGATTTGAAGGAAGGATCAAGGTAAGCGATCAGGGCCGTGTATCCACTGGTCATCTTCTTATCTTGCAGCCACTCGGCTTTAAACACTTTGCCCTCGCTGATCGGATTGTTGAAATACTCTTTCTGCGCTGCCAGTGTGCCGATCTTGCTGATCATCCACATGCAATCGTCCAAGCTGTGGCGCGCTTTCCAGCGTGGCTGACCGCGATCATCTAATAAATTGATCTTGGCCGTGTAGTCGGCAATCTCCATCACGCGCGTCATCAGGCTTTTGGGCGCTATTATATTATTGAGCGCGGCAATGAAAGCGTTCTGGCTTACATCAAGTGTTGGCAGCAAAGCATCCATCATCCACCGCCAGCTCTTGTCTAGGCGAATGTCATTGAGGCATTCTTCGTCATCATCAAAGTCATCCCAGATTTGTATGTCCGGCCTGATCTCTTCATTCTTGGCACCGCGTGGGCTTTGGCCTTTGCCCAACGGAAACCAACTGATGCCTTGTGTGGTGATAAACATATCATCGCCCCACGTGGCCACGGTTTTAAACACCCCGAAATCATTCTTTAAACGCTCGTTGTATTCAAACTGTAAGCGGATGGCGCGCAAGCTCTTGACAGCCTGGTCAAACGTCTTGCTCATCCATATACCCGTGCTGTAGCCTTTCTCCATCTTGTGGATGAAGCGGCAGTTCATCCAGATGCTGATCATCTGAAAGAAAGTAGTCTTGCTCATGTTTCGGGCAATGGCCCAGGCAAGTATCATTTTCTTTTCCGGATGGTTGAGGATGGCTTTGGCAGCATCTTTATGAAAATCGGCAAACTCGCTGCTTGCCCACTTAGGGAAATAGTATTTACAGAAGGCCAACGGATCGGCCAATAGTTTTTGAATGCGTTTGTTCTTGGCCGCAATGTCTTCGCCTGCCTCTGCGGGTGTGCTGCTCTTGATTTGCTTTACAAGAGCCTCAAAGTCTTTCTCTAGTTTGGCGCGCTTGCTCATTTAGTTATCCAGCTCACGGGCTTTGGTTTGCAAAAACTCCTTACTGTAGTCGGCCACCTGCTTGGCCAGCTTGTCGTTGGTGGTGTGCAGGTATTTCAAGAACTCGGTTTGCACATTAAAGAAGTCAGGCAGACTGGTACGGCTGCTGAGTGCGCGAATGTTGTTGGTGAGTTTGGTAATGGTGTCAGCCTCTGATGCGGTGGGGTACTTCTTATCGCGCTCGTTTATTTCTTCGAGCAGCGTATTGATCTGCACCAGCATCATGCTCACGTTGCGCTCGCGCGTGATGCTGTTGGCGGCTTTGCTCTGTTTCCATTTGTAGCGCGCGCACCAGTCGCCCACAGTGTCTTTGCCCACGCCAATGCTCTCGGCTATCTCGCCCAGGCTCATAGCGGTGTTCATAAAGAGGTCGTAGCCCCGTTGCCTTACCTCTTCGCTTTGTCCTTTCTTCATTCGTGCCATGCCACAAAAGTGCGCAGAAGAAGGGCGCGCACGCCTGCGCATTAAAACGGTTGAAACAACAGTTGTATGTACAACAATTGAGGTTCTAACCGTTTTTTGAAACCAAAATTAGGTGCTTTAACACATGCACATTTGCGCTTGCTAAAAGGAAAAGAAATGGCAAAGCCGATTGTAATTACAGATGACAGCGTGGTGAACTCCTACGGCTTCCGTGTGCTAACGGACGGAGGAGATTACAGCGACTATCTGAAGAATCCGGTAATGTTATATGACCACACCCGCAGGCGCGGTGAAAATGAGAAGGACATTATCCTGCCCATTGGCACCGCTACCGATTTGCAACGCATGGGTACTAAGCTAGTAGCCACTCCGGTGTTTGACATGGAAGATGAATTTGCGGCAGAGATCGCGCGCAAGTACGAGAAGAACATCTTCAACATGGCCAGCATAGGCTTTGAAGCCATGGAGTGGAGCGAAGACCCTGCCTTGATGCTGCCCGGCCAAATGCTACCTACTGTAACGAAGTGGAAGCTGCGCGAGGTAAGCATCACCGATATTGGGGCCAACCCAAATTGTTGCAAGCTGAGCCACGCAGGTCATACGCTTACCCTTAACGATAAGGTAGACGCTATTGCTTTGAAGAATTTTTTCAACTCAAACAAAACCCAACCAACCATGAAAAAAGTGATCGCTGCATTGAATGGCAGCAAGCTGGTCACCTTGAGCGAAGCCAGTAACGAAGAGTTAGTGGCCGAGGCAGTGATCACGCTGAGCAACCAACTCGGTGCCAAAGACCAATCTCTTGCAGTAAAAGATGCAGAGATCGTTCGGCTTACCACCGAACTAACCACGGCAAAGAATGCCTCTTTAGTAGAGAAGGCAACCGCCCTGGTAGAAGGTGCGCTATCGGCTAAGAAAATTACCGCTGCGCAAAAAGAAAACTTCGTAAAGCTATCCAGCCAAAGCGAAGAAGGCTACAGCACAGTGAAAGGTATGCTTGATAGCATGCAAGGCTACCAGTCTGTAATACCAGGCTTGAAGAGCGGTGTAGAAATACCTGCCAGCAAAGAAGAGCAAGTGAAGATGTTTGAACTGCATGCCAAAGAAGGCACGCTAAAAACATTGGGCGCTGATAACATCAAAGCCCTGTGGAAAGCCAAGCACGGCACTGAAATTAAAGACTCCACCCTAAAAGCGCTAAGCGCACAATAAGCCAATGGCACAATTAGATAAAGTATTGAACTTCCCTGACGGCAACGCAGACGAGCAGAACTTAGTTGCTGCTGCTGCTGTAACCGCTACGATCAGCAACATGCTGACGTACATTTATTTCACTGCGGCTCTCGCTGCCAACATGACCCTCAACTTTTTGTTGGATGGACAGGTGCGTGCAGGTGCAAGAGTGGTTGTGCGCGCATTGAGCGATGGTACTGCCAGAACGGTAACACCCGGCACAGGAGCCAGCGGTGTGGCGGTGGCAGGAGTGATCTCCAAGACTTTTGAAATCGAATTTGAATACAAGAGAGTAGGGCCTTCAGGTGCTTTTGCTTTTGTGTTGATCAACGTCCTGGTAGCTTCTATTGTGGCTAATTTTTTCGGGGTAGAGCTTACCCTGTTCGAAGCCATCACTTCCTTTTTGTTTGTGAGCTTTGCTCTTGCCCTGGTGCAAGTGGCGGTAGCCTACAACGACCCTGCGAAGTATTCTAAACGCTACCACCAACGCCTTACCTATGGCATTGCGGTAGAATTTTGGGAAACTACAGTAGCTGAATTTTTGATGCGCGAGTATCCGTGGCTATTAAGAGCGAAGGACAGATCAGCATCGGTATTAAGCAAATCAGTAGTTCACATTCCACAAACAGGGCTTTTGCCTGGCGGTGTGCGAAACAGAAAGAACTACCCGGCACCGCTGGTAAGACGTGGCGATACAGAGATCACTTACGTGCTCGATGAAGTAAGCACCAACCCAAGCCACATCAGCAACGCTGAGATGGTAGAGTTGAGCTACGACAAAGTAGGCGAGGTGTTGAATGACCACATCAAGCAATTGAATTTCTTAGCGGCCTTCAATGCGATGTATCGCTGGATAGGTAAAAACCCCAACGCTGGCGGTGTAACCAACTTAGACTTGAATGCAGCTAACATCAGACGTACTTCAGGCGCAACGAATGCTGCGCACCTTTCCGGAGCAACCGGCAACAGAAAGATTTTGACTGTAGCAGACATCTCCGCAGCCAAAACGATTTTGATCAACCAGACTAAGCGCGAGCTTAACCCTGGCAAGCGTGCCTTGATATTGGATGAGACCATGTACAATCAGCTTCGTTCTGATTCAATACTCTCCAACAATCAGCAGTATGACCTGGTAGGTGCCGTGTTCTTGAATGGTGACCTTGTGAAGATTGCTGGCGTTGACATCATCCGCACAGACATCTTGACACGCTTCACCAACGCATCGCCTCCAATTGCCAAAGACCCTTTGACAGATGCAGACATTGCAAGCGGAACAGGTATTCCTTACAGCTCAACAGCTGCCGCTACTGACAACGCCTCTGCTTTGTTGGTTGACTTTGACTTTGTACACATTGCTAAAGGCCCTATTCAAGTATTCGAAACCTTGAACAGTGCCGAGCATCAAGGCGACATCTACTCTGCACTCTTCCGCATGGGCGCAAGCCGCGAGCGGTTTGACCAGGCAGGTGTGGTAGCCATTGTGCAAGAGCCATAAGCGGTAGGATGACGATGAGCCATCCTAACGCACAAGAAGCCGGAGGTGCCGTGATAGGCGGCACCCTCGGTTTTATCAAGAGCTGGCTGGTACTTGGCAACATCACTTACGCACTTGCTTTTGATACCGCAGTACTTGCCTTCATAGGCGCAGTGGTTGGCTTCGTAGCCACCGCAGCAATGAAGTTTATCAAAGAGAAAATCAAAAAACACCTTTAAAGAATAGTTTATGTCCACTAAGAAAAAAAAATCTCCCGCCCCTGCTGTTCCACCTGTTACACCTGATGCAAACGCACCGGAAGTGACTGCACCCATTGCCGCTGTTGAAACTGAGAAGCCTAAAGCTGAAAAGCCTAAAGCTGTTGCGAAGTCATTAGTTGTTGCTGAAGAAGTGCTGAAAGGCATTTTCAATGACGACCCGAAAGGCAAGTACTTCAGCAAAGATGGAGAGACCTTCTTGAACGAAGAGCAGTTTGAAAGGCTGGAAGACAAAAGCGGGTACGAAAAATTTGAGAAGTAAACCCTTTAACCATTAAACCAAAATGGCAATAGTAGCATACGACCCCTGTACCATTGCAGCCGGAAACCACACACCGGCTGGCGATTGTATTGACGAAGGTTCTGGCATATTGGGCATGTACCTGGTAAAGAAAGGTTTTGACCTAACCACGGTCATTGACCAGACTACCCTTACTGCCGCCAAGACAGCGCTGAACATGATCGCCATCAAAGACATTGAAGCCTACTGGCCCAACATTACCGCGCAAACCATACCCGGTATTGCAGGGCGCATGGAGCGCCACGGTCGCTTTGAGTGTGAGATGGCCTTTAAGCACGAAGGCGTAGATGCCAACATCCGCTTTTGGAACACGATCAACCAGAATAAAAATTACGGCATCGTGTTCGTAACGGAAGAGTACAAGGCATTTGCGGCACTCGATAGACAGCTTGAGCCTGTATTGTGCTATATAAGAGCAGTACCTGCCAGCGATCAGGAATTCGGCAAGACGCGCTTTATGCAAGGCACAGTAAAGTGGAAGCAAAAAGACTTAGTTCAATTCTGCGACCTGTTTACTGTGGCGATGATGAAGGCAGACTTCCAGCCTTAAACTAACCCCCCCCTGTGTCCCCCCTTGATAGGGGGGATTTCAGAAAACCGCGAGATAGAGCAGATGGTAGCTCGCCAGGTTCATACCCTGGAGGCCGTGGGTTCAAGTCCCACTCTCGCTACATAAACCCCCAGATAGCGCCCGGTGGAGATTACATCAAAGCCGGGCCAGATGGGAGAAAAAATATAGACCAACTCACCATGGCATCTAAAATAAAGTACCTCGTTATCCACTGCACGGCTACACGTGCTGGTCAAAACATTAGCAGCGATCAGCTGCGCCAGTGGCACTTAGGGCCCTGCAAAAATCCTGACAACACAGTTACTTTCATGGGGCAGGTATATCCTGCACTTAGCGGTATCGCTCCACAAATGGTAGGCGGTGTAAGTGTTTACAAAATTGCAGGTCGTGGCTGGAAGCAAGTAGGCTACAGCGATATGATTCACCTGAACGGGCAGATCGAAAACCTTGTGCCCTACAATAATGATGACACCATAGACAAGTGGGAGATCACCAACGGCCAACCGGGTATCAATTATTTAAGTCGCCACATTGTGTATGTGGGTGGCCTGAGTGCCGATGGCAAAAAAGCCGAAGACACGCGCACAGAAATGCAGCATGCCGTGCTGGAAGGTTATGTGAAGAAGATGATTGAACTCTTCCCTACCATTAAAGTAGCCGGACACAATCAGTTTCAAAAGAAAGACTGCCCGAGCTTCAGCGTGGTGCAGTGGGCATTGGCAAAGGGAATTGACAAGAAAAATATTTACGATAAATGGCCAAGTTAGTTGCTGGTTGCTGGTTGCTGGTTGCCGGGCTCATGCTCAGCAGCTGCGTTACTTACCAAAAGTGTTTAGACAAGTTTGGTAAGGTGAGTAAGGATAGTGTGGTGATGCGCTACAAAGACTCGGTGCGCTTTGAAGTGCCTGTTGCTGCCGACACGCTGGAAGGTGGCATTAGCCTGGACAGCCTGTGCCTTGCCTGGCAAAAGCAAACAGAAGATTTCTATTTAGATACGCTCACCAAAGTAAGTACCTCAGGCAAGCTGCAAATCAAATATTGGATTGATAGATACAACCGCGCACTGCGCTATCAGTCAACCTTAAAACCTGACACTATTGTCAAGGTAAAGATCGTGGAGGGTGTGGTGAGATGCCCTCCCGTAGTGGTTGTCGGCCCGGACAGTTATTGGATACGCCTGTGGAATAAATTCCAATTTTTTGCAGCGTGGCTGGTGATTGCCGGGTTGGCATTCGCACTGATTTATGGATGGATTAAACGCTGATTTAAAACCTTTTTATATGTATAGAAAACTCCTTTTAAGACTGATTGCCTACCTCTACAAAATCACTTATCAGAAGTACACACTAGATAAGGTGAACAGCAAATTGATACGTCCGGTGCCGGGCTTGATCATAGATGGTGAGCAATACTGGGAGTTTGTGCAGGTGGCTGATATGCCTGAAGGCAGACGCGCTCACTACAACACCTTGCGCGAAGAGATGACCATGGGCATTGATCGTGAAATGCTATTGGAGTTTGTGGAGAAGTTAAAAGAAGCGAATGCCAAGAGTGATGTGAACCGGATTGGTGCGCTGCTCTTCACGCTGGAAGATATTGTGAAGAACATCACTACGGTAGAGAGCTTGTACAACCTGGCTAGCCTTGCCTACTTCACCGAGCGCGAAGACCTGACCACGTTTGACTATGACCTGGCCATGGTGAAGGTGAAAGCTTTTAAGAAGCTACCCAACAAGAGTTTTTTTTTCGACAGGCTGCTGCGCGAGACTTTGAAAATTTCTGGCGATCAGTTACCAGCCGACATCGAAACATTTTTAGTAGAAGGGGCCGCAAAGCTAAGAGCCTACCAGATGATACTACGCGGTGGGACAGACGAGTAGCGGCCAAGAAAGAGCGCGATGAGCTGCTCGATATGCTGTGCAATGGCGTGCCCAGCGAGACAAGGTTAGTGAGAAGATTTACAGCAGAGGAGTTTTACTTCTGGCTGGACAGGCGAGTGAAACAGTTGAAACAATTGGCGAAGGAAGCCAAGGCAGATAAGAAGTAGTTAAAAGTTCAAAGTTCAAAGTTTAAAATGGCAGATTTTCCCATAGGCGCAAACGTAAAACCAGCTATCAATGATATTGATAAGCTGATAGCCGCTTTGCGCGGTGCCGGAAAAGCAGCAGGACTAGCCGAAGATGAGATAGAGAAGTTGGTGACCACTGCCAAGAAAGGTGGCAGCGATGGCGCAGCCGGTATCGATAACATGAAGGGGCAGCTCAGTAGCCTGGGCGGCATTGCCAAAACAGTAGGCCCCGCACTTGCGGGAGTGTTTGCACTGGATAAGCTGAAGCAGTTTGTTGGCGAGGTGGTGAATATCACAGCAGAGTTTCAAAAGTTTGAAGCGGTGCTTACCAATACACTGGGAAGTAATAGTGCAGCGAAGAGAGCGCTATCAGACATTACCAAGTTTGCTGCGCAGACACCGTTTAGTGTACGTGAATTAACGGACAGTTTTGTGAAGCTGGCTAACCAAGGCTTCAAGCCTAACATAGAACAGCTCAGGCAACTTGGCGACTTAGCCAGTGCCACCGGAAAAGGTTTTGATCAATTGACAGAGGCTTTCTTAGACGCACAAACCGGACAGTTTGAAAGGTTAAAAGAATTTGGCATCAAGGCCAGCAAGCAAGGCGACCAGGTGACCTTCAGCTTTAAAGGCGTGCAGACGCAAGTAGACTTCACCAACGAGGCAATGGGTGCCTACTTGCTCACGTTGGGCGATGTGGAAGGTGTAAGTGGCTCGATGGCCGCAATCAGTCAGACACTCGGTGGACAGATTTCAAACTTGGGCGACAGTTGGGATCAGCTGTTGAAAACAATTGGCGATGGCAACAAAGGGCCACTCTCCGGATTTGTTTCATTCCTGGGAAATGCGATCAATGATATCACTCTATTGATCGAAACGAATGATCAGTTAACAGCACGATTGAAATCCGGTAAGGAAGGCAATGACATTGAGAGCTTCAACGCTTTTGCAAGGGCATACAAAGATCGGAACGAGGCGTTTAAAGTGTACATCAGATTGCTTGATGAGGAGTTGATAAAGATCAAGCAGAAAGATGATGAGGTATTCAGAAGCGGAAAATCAGATGGGCAGTTTGACGAACGCGCTGCGCGTATTGGGTCTATACAGGCAGAGCGTGCTACGTTGCTTGCTTACCAGGAGGAACAAAACAAAGAGATTTTAAAAAAGGAGACAGCTGCTGCGGATGCTGTGAAAACGGCTCGGGTAAATGCTGAGCGCAAAGCGAATAGTGAGATCAAAGAATCGCGCAACAAATTCTTAAAAGGCTTTTTGGCTGATATCGCCTCAGGCAAATCTACTGAAGACGGTGAGGGCATGCAGGGAGATTTTACAACGGTAGACCCTAGCCTCAATCTTGATGGCCTGAAAAAAATAAACGAAGACATCAAAGCCGAGCGCGATCGCGCTTATGAACAAGAGTATGAAGATAAGCTGGCACAGCAACAGCGATTGATAGATGCTGAAAAAGCACACGAAGAAAACCGCAGAGCATTGAAGCAAGCGGCATTTCAGTTTGGCGTGGAGTTGGTCAACACGCTGTACCTGATCAGCGCGCAGAACATGCAGGCCGAGCTTTCGGACTTGCAAGCATCAAAAGATTATGAGCTAAGGCTCACGGGCGATAACGCCAAGAGCAAGGAGAAAGTTAACCGCGACTTTGCAGCTAAGGAAAGAGCACTAAAACGCAAGCAGGCTCAAGAGCAGCAAGAGCTTTCTATGTTCAACATATTGGCAAGCACCGCTGAATCGATCATAAAGACGGGAGCTAATCTTGGCTATCCTGCTGCTGTTCCTTTCCAAATATTTGCAGGGCTTACCGGTGCTTTACAATTGGCAGCGGTGCTCAACGCCAAGTTACCCGCCTTTAAAGATGGTGTGTTTGATTTGATGGGCGCTGGCACCGAGACCAGTGATAGTATTCTCGCTCGCCTAAGCGCTCACGAAAGTGTAGTGCCCGCGCGCAAGAGCCGCAAGTTTAAAGACATTTTAAAGCCCATTATAGAAGACGAGAATGTGGGCTATAGCGATTTGAAAAACATCATTGACCGCAACATACCTAATCACTTGCGCGGTGATTTGTTTGTGAAGCTGAAGGCGGAGAGCGACCCGGTGATGGCTGAGATGCGCGACATTTTTCAAACTATATCACCCCAGTTTTAAGCGAGCTGTCACCTTGCAAACCGACCCTATGGGCTGGGATGCAGAGCGCAAAACAATAGAGCGCGACCCTACTCTGCATGGTGTGTTTGTGAAGTACAACCCCGAACTAAAGTTTGTGAAAGAAGGCCGTGCGCTTATTACTGAGCTGTTCAATACCTATGGCATAGAGGCAGAGATCACGCTTACCATCGAGCGAAAGAACGTGCTGACCAGGGCGTGGGATTTGCAATTCGAGGGTATCCTTGAAATGGTGACGTTGAAGATCGACCGCAACTTTGCCACATGCAAAATCATGGATGTTGGCTTCTACCAGAAGTTTAAGAACAGGCAAGATGTGAAGGTGAATTTACAGGCTACTGCTGACCAAGACGGAAACGCAATGCCTGGCTTTACGGACATTACCGTGCCAATGCACAGTAAAACGATACGATATGAATCTTTACTGCAAGCAGACAGCGCGCAAGTTTTTTCAGGTGTTACTGCCGGAACCTGGTACTTAATAAATGACTATCCAGTTGAGGTATCTGATGATTTGAAAGAAAGACAATCTTATCCAACACAGTTATCAAGCCTTCAGCCAGAATCTGTAAGCAAATACATGTATCTAATTGCCGAAGGAGGAACTTACACATTTGATATTACCGTTGCTTACACTTGGGGCTCCGGAGGAAGTTACAATTATCAAGCAGATTGGAAGCTGGTAACAGGCACGCCAGGTAACTACACTACAACTAACATTGGTTCTACCTACTCACTCTCTTTGGGTGGGCTAATCACATTTGCCACTCAATCTTTTTCTCAAAATGTGGTGTTAAACCTAAACAAAAACGATGAAGTTTACTTCTATGGCGTAATCGTTTTGAGCGCATTACCAGGTAGTAATACATTTACCTATACACCTTCGGGAAGCGAGTTCAAATTAGTAGGTCTGACAGTTTCTGCTTCTACAAACGCCACAGCCACATTGATTCACGATGTATGGAAGCGTGTGGTGCGAAGCTGCACGGGCAGAGCAAGCAGTTTTAAGAGCGACTACTACGGCAGAACGGAAGATGGCTATGCGGCAGATGGCGCAGGCAGCTTGCGCGCCATAACAAGCGGTGAGCAGCTGCGCGGTTTTTCGATTGTCACTCATCCTATTTATGCCAGCGCAAAAGACTTGTTTGAGTCATGCGCGGCCATTGATGGCGTGGGCATGGGCTTGGAGAAAGTAAATGGGTTTAATCGCATAGCGGTGGAGCCTTTGTCTTACTTCTACCGCAATGTAAAGGCCATGCGGCTAAGCTTTGTAAACGATATACAGCGTTCAGTGGCGCAAGAGTATCTCTACAATGAAGTAGAGGCAGGATACAATGTGTGGAACAATCGCGGATTACAAATTAACAACCTGGACGAGGTGAACAGCAAGCGCACTTACTCGCTGCCTATTGCGAGGGTAAAAAAGAAACTGACGCTTATCAGCCCCTACATAACCAGTGGTTATTGCATAGAGTTTGCACGTAGGTCGGCCATTGCCAAAACTACCGATACTGAAAAAGACAAAGAGAATTTTGTTATTCAATTAAGGAGGTCTCCTTCATTGGTGCCGGAAAAGAATGAGTTGGCCTCGCAGACAAATGTTATTGACAGCGCAACCTCCTACAATGCGCGTTTAAGTCCCATTCAAAATATAGTTCGTAATGGTGTACGCCTGCGTGGAGGTTTGGCCAATCAGGAAGACCTTAGCATTGCCATGAGCATTGGTGAAGGTAACAACCAATCTGTTACCAGCGTAGGCGGCACCAGCTACAATGAAAAGGCAATTGCTGTTGCGTCATTGCCTAAACCTTTATGGAAGCCTGAGTATTATGAATTTATGGCTGCACCCGGTAGCATTGACTGGGCAGCGTTTGAATCGCAGCCGTATGGCTTTGTCGAATTCAGCGCAAGCAACCGCGAATATGTGAAGGGCTGGCTTATCAGTGCCAAGCCAGATGCAGAGAGTAACCGTGTTCAATTTAAACTCTTAGCCGCAGCGTTATGATACTGACCTTTGAATATAATAGCGCCTCGCTCTTTCAACGCTTCAGCATTCAATACAATGATGTAACGCATACAATAGTTAGTGGTACTAACATTACCTATGTTGTGGGCGAAACACCGCTTAGCGCAGGTGCTGTGTTGTACACGCAAGTAGATGGCGCAACCACCTATGAAGTGCGTGTGATCAATACGACACCGCTTGCAGAAGTAGTCAGCTATCCTACACCAGTTTGCGCGGTGGCTATTACCAGCTTGACTCCTACCAATGCTTCGACCAATGTAAGTGCCGATGGGCAGATAGTGGTGGCATTTACGCAGAATGGTTCATTTCCGCTAGTTACTGTAATTGGTGGGCCTGATAATGTCAACTTCACTACTTTCTTCTCTACCATAACAGGATTAAAAGCCGGTACTTATTTAATTCGTGTTACAAATGGTGCCTTTGGTGGCTGCTCGGCAGAGCAAAGTGTGATAGTTGGGTTTACAAGTATTTTTTGCGACCTCTCGCTAGTCAATATTGAAAGCACTGTTTCGCCAGGTGGAACGATTACAGTAGTTAATTACAGTACGGTAAGCACCGAGCCGGTGGAATATCGCATAGGTGCAGGTGCTTGGCAGAACAGCCCTGTATTTACTGGCTTAGCCGCTGGCACCTACAATGTGCAGATCAGGTTCAGAAACTATACCAGCTGCACGGCCAATCGGAATGTGACGATCAGCAATACTGTGTTTTGCGATTTATCAATCGATGCACCAGTGGTGGTGCCGCAGCAAAGCAAGTTTGCCAACAATGGACAGATCACGATTATTGCCAGCTCTACACAGG